GCCGTTGTTAATGACAATCTTTAATTCCGACTCGTTCGGCGGCTTGGCCCAGAACTGTTTTGTCAGTTCCTTCAGGTAATTCCACGCGACTTTCTTCGCCTGTTCGCGAAAGGGTGCGAGGTACGCAAACTGCGGCTTCGGCAACGGCGTTTCCAACGCCGCCACCACAATGTCGGCACACATCGCCACCGTCTTGCCGGCACGCCGGTGTGCAATCACCACCGCCCAGCGTTTCTTGCGCTGGTGCAGCGGGATAAATACATCGCGAGGGACGTAGCTGGTTAAATCCACGTTGCTTTTTAATCAACAGGCAAAAGTGGGGGTGCGAGAGAAAGGGGGGGAGGCTCCATTACTCACCCACCCCCCTCCTGCCGTTCAATGGGGGGGTGGGGGTGCGGAGCGGGCATTTCTGCGTCCGCCTGGTGGTCGATGACGGTCTGCGCGTTGTCACGCTGACCCGTAGTCCGCGTGTCGTCCTGCTGAATCAATAGGTTAGGTGCGGACTGTGCCGTAGGTGTGACGTTAATCAGCCCACGCCCTGCCAGCCAGCCTAGGTTGATCGTCACCCCTGCGCCGCCGCCTTGGGCTTGGACTTGCAAGGGCAGAGCCTTGGCAACCATCGCCGCGAATATCTGACGATCAGCCACGCCGCCTTGTGCGCGTTCTATAAGCCAGCCAGTCAGCCCCTGCGGGTGGCACGCGCCGGGCCTGGTTGCCGCCTCGATTGCGTCTTTAATCGTCTTAGTGACGGCGTTCTGCGTGCCTTTGGGCCTTCCTGGGCCTGGCCCTTTGAATACGTAGCGGCCTTTCCCGGCAGGTTTCTGCGGGGTTTTCTTAACCGTTTCAGATGTAACCGTCATGCCGCCGGACTATAGCCGCACCGTGGACAATTTCGCAACATACCGAGATAGTATTGACAATGCGCTAGCGGGTTGTGTTACTGTTGACCCGTCGAGAATTTCACTACGCTACAAACGAGGCAAACAAACATGATTAAGCAGTACGAAGCAGTTCCGCACCGCGTCTGGAAGCACACCAGCGGCCGCACCGCGTCGATCTACGGCAGCGTCCCGTACTACAGCGACGCGCAAGCAGCCGAATGGGAAGTTGTGACGATGGGCTGGACGATTCGCAACCATCGCACCGGAACAACTGGCATTTGCCGTCCGCCCTTCGCTACTCAAGCAGAGGCGCAAGCATGGTGCGACGAACACAACCCCAAATTCCGCCCCGCTGGTACCGGCGCATCCGTGCTGGTGTTTTAACTTACAACGCTGCAAATGAGGCAAACCATGAACACGACAGCACTTGACTTAACCACCGACACCATCGACGTCCGCGACATCATCGCCCGCGTTGAAGATATTGAAACTGCGATTGAGGAACCGAACGCGACACGCGACGACATCGCCGAATACGCAACGCTCCGCACCATCCTTAACGAATTGAAAGGCTACGGCGGTGACGAGCAGTGGCGCGGCGATTGGTACCCCATCACATTAATCCGCGACAGCTATTTCGTTCGTTACGCCAGCCAACTATGCATGGACATTGGCGACATTCCCGAAAACCTGCTGTCGTACATTGAAATTGACTGGGACGCGACAGCCCGCAACATCCGCGTCGATTACACGCCCGTCGAAATTGACGGCTCAACCTACTGGTACCGCTGACATGACCCGCCCCCGCATTTTGGCCCTTTTGTTACTGGCCACGTACCTGTTCGCCGCATGGGTCGAACCATGCGACGGCAAAAGCTGCGGCCCCGCTGGCTCTGAACTGACCTACAACCCTTACACGGAGTAACACCATGCACACTCAACACACTCCCGGCCCATGGACCATGCGCGGGCCTTGTGAATTGACCGGCCGATATTCCGTCGTGCATAACGGCCCGCTGGTCTACGTTAGCGACGCTGGCCAGCCCGGCGACGGCGAAGCAAACGCCCGCCTCATCAGTGCTTCACCAGACCTGCTCGCCGCACTGCAATGGATTACCCGCTGCGCGTCTATTGACGGCCCGGCTGGTACTACTGCCTATCTCATTTCCGACGAACGCATGGCCGCAGCCCGCGCCGCCATCGCCAAGGCAACGGGGGTGCAGCCGTGAAAACTTACGACGTAACCATCCGCGCTATCGTCACCAAGACGATCCGTGTCGAAGCGCAAGACGAGCAAGAAGCCATAATGGAAGCGCACGGCGAATTTGACACGACCTGCACCGACGACAGCGAAAGGTACGAGGAAGACACTATCGACGTTAGGGTGGTGCAGTTATGAAACAACCCCGCACCCCCCGCGAGGCGTTGACGCTTGCGCTGTTCCTCGCCATTACCGCCCCGACCGGCGCGCAAGCCGATCAAGCTGCCGCTATGGCCGAAGAGTTAGCCGCTGGGCTAACCCCCGCCGATGTAGCCGCCGCCAAGCGCAACGCCTTGCGCCGCGTGAGGCGACATGAAGCCGCCCACGCCTAACCAGGCCCACCCCCTTGCCTCCCTCGCCCGGCTTAGTGCCGGGCATTTTTTTACCTGCTCGACCGGGACAAAATCCGGGACAAGGGGCGGGACAAACAGGGGGTACTACGTACCCCCCCTGTTTTTTGTCCCGCTTGTCCCAGTTGGGAATTTTGCCTTGTCCCGCCTTGTCCCAGTTTGTCCCGCCTGACCGCTAAAAGCCTATAAAACAAGGCCTTTTTACCCCAAGCCACGGCGGACAGATTTTGTCCCGCTTTTGTCCCGTTGTCCCGGCCTTCCGAAAAACCCTTGTCCCACCCCCCCCTTCTGGGACAAACATTTTGTCCCGCTTTGACGCGACAGTTTAAGTCGTGTTATGACTGTCTTGTCACATGGAGTTTTTCACTATGTATACCGAAGACGAGTACCAAACGTACCTGAAGGTTCAGGCATTAAAGCGCGGCCAGTTGCGTTATGGCTGGGTGACGGTTTCCGCCTGCGTCCATCCTGACGATGCGCCGCGCCTGCGCGGGCTGGCCGATGAAATGATCCGCGCCAGGTCGGTTGACCTGCTAGAGCGGATGGCAAAGCGCGAGGAAGCACCGCCGCGCAAGTTTAGGCTGAACGGCCACGAGCAGGCGGTGATGGCCCTGCTGCGCCAATCCCCCGTCGTCAAAAAGGTTGAAATTCGACGCTTGATCGAGTCTCGCGTCGCCAATCCCTCGAGCCACGGGAAGGTCGTGGCGCGAACGATGGACAAGCTGGCGCGGATGGGTTTGGGCAGGCATATCGACCGTGCCACGTTTGGATTGACCGCCTGACCCGTTTGACCGCTTTGACCGCCTGACCGCCAGCCCCGTTGACCGCCTGATGGTCGTACTGTTCGCGACATAACATTCGCCGCCGGCTAGTGCTTGCACCGCAAGCGAGTTGTGTTACGTTCCGCACTGTTGTTGTCTCTCTACGTTTTTAACTAAAAACTCTACACGGAGAAAACACCATGCAAGCGAATGAACTAATCCCCACCCCGCGCGGCAAGCGTGAAAAGGTCTTTTTGTCCCGCTGGAAGTGCCGCGAATGCGGCAGTTTGAACGTCGAAATAGCCCTGCCCTGCTGGTTCCGCGAAGACCGCGACATGAACCTGCACCAGATTGACGGGCCGGAAGACGAAGCCGAGCCGATGGCGTGGAGTTGCAACGAGTGTTTCGCTTATAGCGACGGCTGCCCTGCCCCGGCGGTGCTGTGATGAAGCGCACCGCCAAGGCCCGCACCAAAGCCCCGCAAAAGCCCGCACGGCCTAAGACGAGTAAGGCCAGCCGCCTTGCCATGCTGCGCGAAGTAACGCCGCTATATATCGCCCTAGCCGTCGTCGATAAGCGTCCCTCGCTCGATGCGGACGGCGTAGAGGGTGAGTCTATTTGGGTGGAGTTTGCCCGCGACTATCTGCGCGAATTGCCGAAGGCTGACCGCCAGCTCTGCCTTCAGCGTGGCAGCGTCATTATCAACCTAATGACCGCATGGGGTGGCGAATGACCGACCCATACCAATCCCGCATTGAGGCGCTGATCCGCGTCGGCTATGGCTTAGGCATGGCCGAGCGGCTGGCCTTTGAGGAGTTTTACGGCGAGTCGCCGCGTTATGAGCCAGCCCCGCGCGACTGGCAGGACGTTGCCGCTCGCGAGGCGGGCGTACCGCGCTGGGGGGAAATATGACCTTCCCCGCCCCCCGCGATGACGCCGCCATTCGAGCGTTATGGTCGTCGGTCATAGTCCAAGCCATAAAGGACATGGACAGCCGGATTTTGTGCGACATACGTGTAGCGAAAAACTGGATGTATACGGACAACCGCATCGGCATAGGTTCGTTCGATTGGATTTGCCAAATGCTCGATTTGGACGCTGACCGCATCCGCACGATTTGCCTGACCCGCGAAGGCCGCAAGCGCCTCAAAAACAACAACGAAGGCAACCGCCGACGCAGAACTAAAAAGGAGACGACGCATGAGCTACGTCATTGACGTTGATTCGGACGGCGGCGCGTGGCGGCGCGAACTACTCGCCCGCCCGCTGACCGTGCCGCAGCTGCGCGACATGGTGAGTGAGTTGGAACACTCGTTGATCGTTTCGCGACGCAGTTTTGAGGCGATGCGCGAACAGAACCTAGAACTGGTGAAACGGCTGGCAGAAGCCGTGGCGCGTGAGATGGAACAACGCGCGATGGTCGTGCGATTGGAACAGGAGTTGCAGAAGTGGAATACACGCAAGACCGACTGAATGCCGAAATTAAGTATTGGAAAGAGCGGGCCGAGGCGATGGAAACGCATCGCAGCGAGTTGCTCATGGCCGAAATTGCCTTAGCGGCGGTGTGCTTGATCGTCGGCTTTTTGTGCGGCCTGTCGATGGCGAACTGATGTTCATTGAATTGAACAACGCCGAGCAAGCGTTGGCACGCTCGATTGCCACGCAACGCTGGACTTCATGCCGCGAGGCGGGGCTGGTCAACCCGCAGCAAGGCACGGTCCTATCCGAGCAGGAAATGGACCTAGAAGGCGCTGGCGCGGAGTTGGCCTTTTGCAAGCTGGCGAACGTCTACCCCGACCTAGCAGACGACTACACCAACCAGGTCGATGCGTGGACGCGCTACGGCGACAGGATTGACGTTAAAGCGACGCGCCATGAACGCGGGCGACTGCTGGCCGTGCGGTGGAAACAGACCGGCAAGGTGGACTTTTTCGTGCTGATGGTCGGCACGTTTCCGAAGTACCGCTGCGTCGGCTTTTTCCGCTCCGAAGACCTGCTCAAGTCGCACCGCCTTATTCCGCTTGGGCGTGGCTTTTCCTACGCCGCCGAGCAGGACGAACTGCAACGCATTGAGGAATTACTGGGGGACTAACCATGGAAACAGCGATTTGGACATTGGGTTTTATCTGCGGCCTGGCAACGGGTGCGGTGATTTGGGCGAGGCTGCGGTGATGGGCATTCTTTTAACTTGGGTGTTGCGATAATCCCGATGCGTTACGTTTCTGTCTGCGCCGGCATTGAAGCCGCTACCGTCGCCTGGCACCACATGGGGTGGACGCCTGCGTGGTTCAGCGAAATTGAACCGTTTCCAAGTGCCGTGTTGGCACACCACTACCCCGAGGTGAGGAACCTCGGCGACATGACCCAATTTGAGGAATGGCCTGATGAACCAATTGAGCTTCTTGTCGGAGGAACACCCTGCCAATCCTTCAGCGTTGCAGGACTGCGTAAAGGACTTGCCGACCCACGCGGCAACCTCATGCTTACGTTTCTTGCAATCGCTCAACGTCACCGGCCTCGATGGATTGTCTGGGAAAACGTCCCCGGTGTTCTGTCATCAAACCGAGGACGGGATTTTGGAACCTTCCTCGGGGCGTTGGGGGAGTTGGGGTATGGGTTTGCCTACCGAGTGCTGGACGCTCAATGGTTCGGAGTGGCCCAGCGCCGCCGTCGTGTGTTCGTTGTCGGCTACCTTGGAGACTGGCGCCGTCCCGCAAAGGTTCTTTTTGAGCGCGAAAGCGTGCGCCGGGATTCTCCGCCGAGCAGAGAAGCGCGGGAAGGCGCTGCCGCCGGCATTGGCGGCGGCCCTGACGGCGGTCGCATCGCAGGAGCCGTGACGCGCAAATGGTCAAAGGGCAGCGGCGGCCCTGCGGGCGACGAGTGCTACAACATGGTCGCGCAGCCCATCGGCTTCGGCGCACAAATGTCGAATCCGCAGACGGATATGGATTTGATGCAGACGCTCAACGCCAAGAATCCGATGGCGGTGGCGCAGCCCATCCACTACCGCAAAAGCCGCCGCGCACAGTCCGTCAACGACCATGAGACATGGGTTGAGGATGCAGTCAGCAACACGCTCAACTGCTTTGATGTGGGCGACGTTCGCTCAACAGATGTAGTGGCGCAGCCGGTAGCAATTGGGCTAGACGAAGAACAAAACGCTTGGGTGGATGGATTTGGAACGCTCAAGGCACGCACGGAAGGTGGCGGCTTTGAAGGAAGCGTAATGACTCCGGCCATGCAAGTCCGCCGCCTCACGCCCATCGAGTGCGAGCGGCTGCAAGGCTTCCCCGACAACTACACCAACATCCCGTGGCGCAAGAAGCCCGACGCGCCAGACGGCCCGCGCTACAAGGCACTCGGCAACTCAATGGCCGTGCCGGTGATGCGCTGGATTGGGCAGAGGATCAATGCGATTGAGGAAAGTGACACATGACCGACGAACTGCATTACGGCGCGACGCACGATAAGACCAAGCTGGCCGTGCTGCGCGAAGCCGTTGACCGCGCGGATGCGCTGGCCGGCACGCAAGCAAAGCTGATCGAGTCGCAGGAGGTGCTGATTGCCACCCTGCAAAGCCGCATCCGCACGCTGGAGAGTGAATTGGCAGAAACGCGGGCGGCGCTATGAGCGGGCTGTGTCCGAACTGTCTTGGGCGGCTGTGGCTGGACGATGGCTACGGCGACTGGCTGCGCTGCCATGTATGTAATTCAGAGGAGAAAAAGCATGTCGAACATCGAACTATTCGTCCTACCCTCCGTGTCATTACTGGCGCTAATCACGCTCGGCATGACGATCCGCCGCCTGATCCTCCAGGGCCGCCGCTTGCGGCATGACGCATGGCGGCAAGTGCCGCCGCCGAACTTGGCGAGTAAGCGTGGTGGGGTGGAACTGTGGTGAATACGGACGATGTGATTCGCGCGTACCTGCGCGAAATTGCCAAGAAGGGCGGCTCGGTCAAGGGGCAGAGCAAGCGCCGGGGCGATAAGGACTATTACAGCCAGTTGGCCAAGCGCCGTAAGCGCAAGACGCCGGAGACGCCATGATCGAAGGCTTTGAAATAATGGGCCATAAGATTCGCGTGCGCTACGGCCGCGTGCCGAAGGAGGCGTGGGCGTGGTGGCGGCCTGATGAGAAGGAAATTGTCATCAGCCCGCGCATCAAGAAAATGCCGGCAAGTCACCTGCACCACACGCTGTGTCACGAAGTGACGCACGCGGTGCTGGACACGATTGGGCGTGAGGATTTGTCGCAGGACGAGGCGTTTGTGGACTTGCTGTCGAATGCTTTTTACCAAGTCCTTACGACTGTCAAACCCTCTTCCACAAGCCTATCCCCGCCGGCTTAATCAGCCGCTTTTCCTGTAGCGACTTCATCGTCCGCGTCCAGGTCTTGCGGCGCGTTTCGGCGTTGTCGATCATCCCGGCGAGGATGGCCTTCAGGTCGTCCTCGGCCATCACGCCGCCTTCCAGCCCCGCCATGAAGGCTTGCTCGTACTGGTTCAGCTTCAGGGCCGACTCCTTGCAGGCGGCCACCGCATCGTGCCAGGCGGCCGTGAGGCTGGATATTTCCTCCCCGTCCTCGTCCTTTTCTAGCACCTCGCGGTGTAGCTCGAAATACTGCGCGTTGAGTTTGTCACCATCTTTCTGTTTAATGACTTCTACTTGGGCAGCGAGTGCTTCTGCGTTTGGGCGAAAGCATCCAAGCAAAAAATCCAAGTTCGCGGTGATTGCAGACGACCCACGCGGACGCTCGCTGGCCATGTGTCCTGTGTGATGAATCACCAGCACGGTGGTGCTGAACGCCGCCCGTAGGTGCGTATTGAGCAGCCGCAGGTAGTTCGCAATATCGGTGCTGCTGTTTTCATCTCCGCTGAAGGTCTGTGAAAGTGTGTCCACCACGACGAGAGACGGCCTGGAGGGGAGTTGGCTGATTGCCTCCCGCAAGGCAGACACTTGTTCTTCTTCCGCCAGCAGCAGCGGCGTGACGCAAACGTGGAAATTGTCCGGCTGCTCAAGTTTGTGGTGCTGATGCCAGGCGCGCACGCGGCGATAAATGCCAGCGCCGCCTTCGGCCGCCACATACACAACGCTACCGGCGGCCGTCTTGCGCTTGGCGAATTGCAGTCCATGCGCGACATGCAGCGCCAAATCCAGCGCCACGAATGACTTGAACGTGCCGGAAGCGCCGAACAGCATCCCCATCGCATCGGCCGGGATGAGCGTCTTGACCATCCAGCGCACGTTCTTGGTGGCTTCGCCAAGCTGCGGCAACGTCAGCAGCAGCCCCTGCCGCTCTTCGTCGGTGCCGGCTAACGCAATTTCCACCCTCGGCGCTTTGAACTTCTTCTCAGCGCCGTTGACCATGTGCGGGATACGCTCATAGCGGGACTGCCACCGCTCCAACTGATCGGCGCGGGTGGGTTTAACGGCTTGCATTAAACCCCGCAGCGTCTCGACGGCCGCCCCGCCGTGCATTCCAGCAGAAACAAACTTGGCAGAAAGTTTCAGCAGCGGGTCGTGGTAGCTGCGCTGGGACGGGTCGTCCGCCGCCAAGGCGGCCAGCAGTTCTGCATAGTCGCTGCCGCTGCCGGCCGCTATGCCACTTGGTGTCACCCTTGTGACGGCCTGTTCGCGAATCACATCTAGGTCAAGGCCGAAGATGGCTACCGCATCAGCAAGGCTGTAGCGCAGCGCCAGGTTGCATTCTTTGACCTTGACGGCCCACGGCCCTGTCTCGCGCTTCTTGGTGTTATGACCCTGCGGCAGTCGCACATAACGCACCGCGTTATTGCCACTTGAGTCGGCTTTAATCAGGTTGGCCTTCGCCATCGCCTGCATGACTGCATCAATCGTGTGCAGGTCGGAGCAGTCAGGATCGTCAGCATCGAGCAGCACGCCAAGCTGATGCTTGCCGGGGCTGGTTTCTAAGATATAGGACGGGCGGCCGTTTAATTGCGTCGGGTCAGCATCGTCCGCCACCAAGGCGCCTAAGCGCGTAAAGTGCGACTTGCCGCGCTTGAACTGGCCCTGCTCGTTTACGCCCTTCAATACTGCAGTGCAAAAGAACGTGTTGTCTTCGACGCAAGAGTCGATGAGCGAGGCTTGAGCGGACGATCCTCTGTAGGGCCGGCCCGCCCATGACGAGATAATCGCATCATTAGGGTCAGCACGAAAATTAGTCACCCAGCCGAAATACTCCGCGTCGAGCGGGCCGTAGACGGCGTCCAGCAGTTCGCTGTTCTTCATGGCCTACTCCGTCAGCGAATGTTGGACAGTTCGGAAACTGACAGCTTGATGCGTTCCTGTTTGGCGTAGTCGAGCAGCGTTTGCCAGTGCTTCAACGGCACGGCGCCGCCAGTGCCTTTCTCCTGACGCGAGACGAGCCAGCGCGACACGGCGCTAGGATTCACGCCCAAAATGCGTGCAGTCGCACGCACGCCGCCGAGCTTGGCAACTACGGTGCGGGCCGGGTCGAGTTTGTTTTTAGTATTTGTGTGCGACATAACGGAAGTCCACTTCTGGTGTTGCTTTAATCGCCCCGACCCTGCACTATGTGTTCGGGAAAAGTCAACACCACAAACTAAAGGCCACAACGATGCAAGCGATTAAAACTAATCCCAAATGGTTCCGCGACAGGCTGGCGGAACGAAACATGTCCCTGCGCCAGCTTGCCAAGCGGATTGACCTAGACCCAAGCGCTGTCAGTCTGACATTCAGAGGGAGACGCAAGATGACGTTGAAGGAGGCAAACACCATTGCCGTCCTGCTCGGGCTGCCCGTCACAGAAGTTATCCGCCAGGCGGGCATTGACGTAGCTCAGGACGTACAGGGTGTTCGGTTGACCGGGTACGTGGACGGCAAGTCCAGCATTAAGAATATCCCGGCAAATCAAGTGCGGGCGATTGTCGGCCCGCCAGACGTACCGCACGATGGCTTTGCGCTACAGATACGGGCGGCCAGCAATTTCTACGACGGTTGGATGGTGTATGTCGGCCCGCAGAGCGACATGCCGTGGCTGTGCCTGGATCGAATCTGCGTTGTCGCCCTGCCCGGCGGGCAGCGGGTGCTTGGCACTTTGCGCCGGGGGTACGAGGAGGACACGTACAACATCGTCCCCCTGCTCGACCCGACCGGGCTGACGGTGCTGGACAACCAGAAAGTCGAGGGCGTTTCGCCCGTCCTGTGGATGCGGCCCCAATAGGGGGCCGTTTCCTTTACACTGGGTGTTGCGTTTTTCCGTACGCCCCGTTATTGTCTAAACGTAGGTATTCCCCACCACGGAGCCATAACGATGACAACGACGCCAGAAGAACTGGCGCGGGATTGGCTTGCTGCCAAGCGAGCCGAACTCGACGCCGCCAACCGACGCTTACAAATCGAGCAAGACCTGTTGAAGCTGCTGCCGGCCAAAGAAGAGGGACGAGCCGCTACCGTCCTTACCAACGGAATGCGGGTCGTTTCAACCGGCAAAATGACCTACAAAGCCGACATTGAGCGATTGTTGGCTTTGACAGACGGCTGGCCTGATAAGCCGATCAAAACAAAAGTGGAAGCCGACGAGGCGTTCCTCAAGGCCATCCGCAATGACCGCCCCGACCTGTGGCGGCAAATTGCACCAGCCATTTCACTAAAACC